GCGTTGCGTATGGTTGAAGAGAACAAAACGCTAGAAGAGAAGCTGACGAAGATAAAGCTAGATAACATAGAGGAGAACGCTAGATTATGAGATACCTATACCTATTGATGTTTATAGCGTTATTTAGTTTAACTACATGGAGTTTGGCATGAGTAATATTACAAATATATACGAGACACATGAGAGTAAGCATCACTTGAGAGTGTTTAGAGATCGTTATTTGAGTGCGTGGCATCCGATGGGATATGGTACAACCTTTAAGCCAATACGAAAAGAGGGAGACATGTGGGTACTTGAAGGATATAGGTTCAATAGCTGTGACTAGAGAAGGAGCAGTGAGAATAGGAGAAGAGTGGAGAAGGAATAAACACTCTACGTATACGCAAGAAAAAGTCTGTAGCGTAATGATGTTCTATAGCGAAGATGACATGCAAGAGATCGTAGAACCTTATGAAGAATGGATAAGTAACGGTAGACCTATGGAGAAGAAGCTACGAGAAAAGTGGTACGCTAAATTTAGTAAAGGAGTCAAACTTGAGAGTTAATGTATTATTTCCTACCTTTGTATTTAACAAGAGCTTTCGTGATAGTTCGAGAAGTGCTGGGTCGAGAAACGAGATCCTTGATTCGATCTTACGAGACTACAGAAAGACAAAAGGACGAATTGTAAGTAATGTCGGAGGATGGCAACAAGGAATACCTCATGATGCACCTCTGTATAGTCAAGTACGCAAAGAGATTACAAAGTGCGTTGAGGAAGAAATGATGCCATGGCTTGGAGTACTTGGTGCAAAGTGTTTTTTACACAACATGTGGGCTAACGTGAATACAAAGAACACCTGGAATAAGCCTCATACGCATGATGGTTGCTTCTATAGTGGTGTTTACTTCCTTACGACACCGAAGGAATGTGGCGATCTTGTTCTATTGAATACATACAAGAACATACAGGATGCGGCTCCATATGCACCAAAGCTACGTGCTGAGCATCGAATACAGCCACAGAAGGGTATGTTATACCTATTTCCTAGTGGTCTATATCATATGGTCGAGCCAAGTAACTCAGATGAACTAAGAGTATCGCTGGCCTTTAACTTATCAGTCGCATCTGAAATGCAGAATCGTATTGATGGAAACCATACGCTAGAATTTGACGTGAGTAATAATATATGATGGATAACCCTACATTCATTGAAGTCTATGACAATGCACTTGATACACTTACTTGTGAAAAGATTTGTACGTTTATGGACACAAAGAAAAACGACGCTCTCTTTGAGAAAGATAAAGCAAGAGACTTCTATTCACTCTTTCGTCCATCCATCTATGGTAGCTTTAAGCCCTACAATACAATACTGTTGAATACGCTGAAGAAGTACTTAAACGTGTATGGAAAGAAATACCACATGTGCCCAAAGAATATGAATCATTTTGAAGACCAATGGAAACTACAGAAGTCTCCTGCAGGTGGAGGATTCGTTAAATGGCACTGTGAGCAAGGTGAAGAATCTTACTCTAAGGGTCGTTACCTTGTATGGATGATTTATTTAAACGATACGATTGGTGGTGAGACAGAGTTTCAATATCAGAACTACTCATGTCGGCCCATACCTGGACGACTCGTGATATGGCCAGGTGCTTGGACGCATCCTCATCGTCAGAAAGATAACTTACAGAGTGTGAAATATATTGCAACAGGATGGTGGAGATATGAGTAATAGTTATAATGTACTAAGAGAAGTAACCGATTGGGAATATCCTAGTCATACGTACGTGACGATTCGTAGGAATCAACGATGTATTGGTTACTACAAGAACAATGGAGAAGAATATACTGAGTTCGTAAAGATGTTACCCTTTTCGACCAGTAGAAGAAAATTTGAGACTGATAGAACAAAGGAGAAATTATGGAATGCAGATTCAGAGTAGAGTATATTAATCACGGATTCCAATCGAGTTATGTCAGTTTGCGTAAAGCAAGAAAAGAAGCTCAATTGAGTGGCTTTGACTATCAGATCTATGAGCTTCAAAAGAATATATGGAGACTCATAGAGGAGAGAACGAATAGAGGCGATTAATACACTGTACTTCTCACTCGAATCCATATACCATATAAATATGGGTATGGCAATAGAGAATCTTTTCAAGTCAATGACAGTCGCTGATTACAAGAAACGTGACAACGTAAAGGTTCTTATAGACTACGTATCTGCCAATAAAAAGGTAAAGAAACCAAACGGAAATGAAGTACTCATACAGAATAATCCAGACATTATTGCATTATTAGAAACCTTTGACTCAGAGATCAATAAATTAGTCAGGGGTGCAAGATTGCAGAGACCAGAAAGATTTACTGTGATGACGACCAATCGTCAGAAACTTAACATATTAGATCTAGCAAAGGACGAAAAGTTTGGCGGATTTGGTAAGACATCAGCCTCTCCAGCAAAGATTACAGAGCGAGGTGAATGCTTACAGTGTATCTACCTAACAGCAATGCTGGCAGAAGGATTCAATAATAAATTTGAGTACTTTGACGATGAAGTACTTAAGAAATACTATGACGCATCTAAATTAAGCACTACATTTGAAGACATTATGAAAGCTGAAGAGGGATGGTTTAAGTCAGCATACAATACTGCTCAGGCTTTAAACGCAAAGGGTTATATTAAGAAAGGAATGACTTTTCATCGTGGTGATAAACACATGAAAGCAATTTATAGTAACGCAATTAAAGCTTTAAAGAACCAAGGTATTGAATCTATCTCAAGTAGAAATACTGACAAATATAATCCAGGTGACATCTGGGCTTTTACTGATGTCAAAGAGATTGATAAACTAAAATCAGATACGATTGCATTATATAACGAGGACTTATCAAAAGCATTTAAGGCTAAAAAGATTATTGGTATATCTCTAAAGAAAGCTGAAAAGAGAGTACCTAACGTCTACGTATATAACGAAAATGGTCCATCTCAATTAGAACACGTATACACTGATCACTTTATGAAAGCAAGAAAGCAGGCTGGTAAAAAGTTTTGGGATAACCAACAGGGTAATATTATCTATGACACAGCAAATGAAGCTGATATTAGATCATTTACTGACTTTGGTGCAATCACTCTTGAGCTAAAAGGCGGTGCAGCAAGAGGTGGTAAGGCAGGTTATACTGAACTGGAGATGGCGTCCAAAGAATACTTAGGTGTTGATTTACCAGATAACTCATCACTCATTACAGATGCGAGACTAATGAAAGAAAATGCTAAAGCTGGATTAAACGATAATACAGCAACTAAGTTTTACGAAATGGCTAAGTACTTAGATCCAGATCTTACAGAAGAAGATTTTACAGAAGGATTACAGAGTAGAACAGCTGGTGCAATCCATTCAAAGTATGGTGCAACTATGATAATATATAATCTAACCAAACCAGGAATAACACAGAAACAAAAAGACGCATGGACTAAATATATGGTTAACTTTGCTGGTTCACGCACACTTTACTCATCAGTCTATGTACTGTGCAAGGAATAACGATGGACTTATTTAAAGAATATATAACAGAACAGAAAAACACTCACATGCAACATATTGAGGATTCTGTCATTTATGGTGGAGTCAAAGGAGCTCGTGAAGCTATATTTGCTTTAAGAGACTTAAGAGATATGTTAGGCGGTAAAAAGACCGCTAAGGTTTCAGTCAAGTGGGACGGTGCTCCTGCAGTATTTGCAGGTATCGATCCAACTGACGGAAAATTCTTTGTGGCTAAAAAAGGAATATTTAACAAGAGCCCCAAAGTCTATAAGACTGATGCAGACGTTGATGCTGATACATCTGGTGATTTATCAGATAAGCTCAAAGACGCATTAGCATTATTGCCAAGTTTAGGTATAAAGGGAGTCATTCAAGGTGATTTTCTTTACTCTAAGAAAGACTTGACAGTAAAAACGATTGATGGTCAGAAGTACTTAACCTTCCAACCAAATACAATCATGTACGCAGTGCCATTAAATAGTCCTATGGCTAAACAGATACGATCCTCAAAGATTGGTATCGTATGGCATACAACGTACAAGGGAAAATCGTTTGAAAGTATGAAAGCATCGTACGGTGTGAATGTATCTGCTCTAAAGAATAGTAAAGCAGTATGGTCACAAGATGCGATGTTACGTGATTTGACAAACGCTACATTAACTAAAAGTGAAACGGAGAATATTAATGAATATCTTTCAGAAATTGGTAAACTTTTTCAGAGGACAGCCAGCACAACCCTCAAAGAGCTCGAACGAAACCAAGTCCTCGCCCAGCTCATCGAGCAATTCAACAACACCTACGTCAGAAAAGGCCAAGTCATCGGAAACACGAAAGCCCACACGAACAAACTCATCAGGTGGATCAAAGTCAAGTACCAAGGTGAAGCCAAAAAACGGTCAACAGAAGCCGGCAGAAAAGCGCAATACCTCAAACTCCAAGAAATCCTCGACTTCTTCTCGCCGAAAAATAAAGCAAACCTAGAGAGTATCTTTGAGTTGCAAAAGCTTATCGTGCTGACAAAGCTTAAACTCATTGAAAAGCTAAATGCTCTTGGAAAGTTTGATACATTTGTACAAACTAACAAGGGTTATAAAGTAACAGGTGAGGAAGGGTTTGTCGCTATCGATAAGATTGGTAGTAATGCGTTAAAGATTGTTGATAGGCTAGAGTTCAGTTATAATAACTTTAGTCCAAACGTACTTAAGGGATGGCAAAGAGCTAAATAATTTGAAATTAAAAGATAATGGAATGTGGGTCCCTGACTGGGACATCGATGATTGTCATGATATGTGGAATGAAGAAACCTATCAATGGGGTCTTATTGACGATATCATACGTAACTTTCCAAATGACAGAAAAGGTACAGCAATTGACATTGGTGCAAATGTAGGTTACACTGCACGTCGTTTGGCTAAGTACTTTGATAGAGTTTATGCGTTTGAGCCATTAGAGTCTACGTTTGAGTGCTTAGTTAAAAATACTGAACATCTAACTAATGTACAAAATTATAACTATGCAATCTGTGATTTCGTAGGTAGTGGCTTGATGAAGTCAGGAAATGCTAGTGGACATTCTTATTTAACAAGATATACTCCACCTGGTCTAGTTGCTGGACGAAATAGAAAAGTAAGAGTAACTACCTTATATAAACTACCAATAGATAACATTGACCTAATAAAAATGGATGCAGAGGGAGCTGAAATTGACATTATTCAATTTCATCGCAAATTAATTATTCGTTATAAACCTATAATGATAGTAGAAGCAGCGGTAAATCGACAAAAAACACGAGACTTAATGCATTCAATTGAGTATATTGAAATGTACATAAGAAATAAAGATCGCATTTATGTTCATAAAGATAGAATCAGAGAAGTATTTGAAAAACTTCCTCTGATTTGGGGGCATAATTTTGTATAAATAAAACTATTGGTGGTGAACGATATTGGTGACTAACACTTATCGTATTTTTACATAATTAATTGGACTAAACCTTAGGAGAAAAGATGTTAGGATTTAAAGAATTTAATCCGGTCGAATACAGGCCTGGCGAAGACGATCAAGTCAACCATAACGCCATAAAACGCAAGCGTCAAGACGAAGCGTTATCCATTGCTCAACGTCGAGCACGTTCAAGGATGTTAAAGCGAATACGTAATAAGTTAAAGATTGGTAGAAAACGTGCCATGATGCGAACCGCTAATCCTCAAGTTCTCAAGAAGAGAGCGAATAAGCAAGCAAGGAATCTTATCTTTAAGAAATTAACTAAAGGTAAGACCAGATCTGAGTTACCACCAGCAAGAAGAGCAGAAATTGAAAAACGTTTGGATAAGATGAAAGGTCGTATCCAAAAGATCGCTATGAGAATATTACCTAAAGTACGTAAGATGGAAATTGCACGTAAAAAAGGTCAGAAGGTAGCAACAGATAAGAAACAAGCAGCAGGAGCCTAATGATAAATTCATTTAGACAGTACCTCGTCGAGGCAGAACGAGAAGTATTTCTTACATTTGGTCGTGCCAATCCTCCAACCATTGGACACCAAAAAGTATTTGATAAGCTTGCAATGATGGCAGGTAAGAACCCCTATCGCATTTACTTATCACAAACAACAGACAATAAGTCTAACCCCTTGTCATACTCAGAAAAGATAAAGTATGCTCGTAAGATGTTTCCTAAACACGCTAGGAATATATTCATCAATAAGAAAATTAAGACAATACTCGACGCATTAGTTGCTCTGAACAATGAAGGATTCAATAGAGTAACTGTAGTTGTTGGCTCTGATAGAATTAGAGAGTTTGATGTATTACTTAATAAGTACAATGGACAAAAGGCTCGTCACGGAACTTATAACTTTGAGAGAATAAGTATTAAGTCAGCAGGTGAGAGAGATCCAGATGCAGAAGGTGTTGAAGGAATGTCAGCATCTAAAATGAGAAAGGCTGCATCAGATAATGACTTTGTAGCATTTGGTCAAGGCTTACCAAAAGCAGTATCAAATGCAGAAGCAAAGAGATTGTTCAACTCGGTTCGCAAAGGATTAGGCCTTAAAGAAGAGGTCAACTTTAAGAACCATGTAGAATTGGAGAAAGTATCCGATGTGCGAGAAGAATATGTAAAAGGGAACTTGTTCGAACTTGGCGATAACGTACGTATAATAAAAACCGGCCAAGAGGGTGAAGTTAGTTGGTTGGGAGCTAACTATTTAGTCGTAGATTTAGGAGAAGGTAAGTCAACAAGACAATGGTTGGATGCTGTGGAAAAATATGATAATCCACAAGACAAAGACATTAAGAAGAGAAAAGGAACACAGCCTGCAAGTTATTACAAAGGATTAAGTAAGTCCACTAAACTTGCAAGAGCAAGACATTTTGAGAAAGGTAGCAAGAAAGACGACAACGATCCTTCTGCATACAAGCCAGCACCAGGCGATGCTAGTGCTAAGACTAAACCATCAAAGTATACCATTGCGTATAAGAAAAAATACGGAGAAGAAAACGTGAAGAAATTTAAAGACTTTTCAGAAGCTGTAACAGCAACCGACAGAGCTAAGGCCAACATCGATAAAGAAAAAACGGCTGATAAAATTAAACAAGATAGAATGATGGATAGAGCAAGGCTTAGAGATACTCTAAAGAAAAATAGAGAGACAGATCCTACAATGAAAGAGGAAGATAAAGCTGGTAAGTCACTTGCAGATAAAGCTGCTAAATCAGGTATGTCAGTCTCTACATTAAGAAAAGTTTATAATCGTGGCGTAGCTGCTTGGAGAACTGGACATAAGCCAGGTACAACTCCTTCACAGTGGGGACATGCCAGAGTCAACAGTTATATCATGAAAGGTAAAGGTACATACTATGGTGCTGATGCTGATCTCAGAGGAGAAAAGAGAAAGTAGTGGGTATAAACGAAAAATGTTGGCCAGGCTATAAACAAGTCGGATTAAAAAAGAAGGGCGACAGAATGGTACCCAACTGCGTTAAAGAGGTTGATGAGGAACAACAAAGAAAAGAAAGAATTGCATTAAAGAAAGGAATGTATCAAGCAAAGCAATCTTTAATGCAATTCAAAAAATTTTATGAACAATTGCCAGACGAAGGAACTGATGATGCAGTTAAATTGGCAAAACAAATTACACCAGGAGAAAATTAAATGGAGTTATTAGAAAAACTAAAAGTATCTGACGGAATGGGAGCCTGGATAGATGACTTTAAAAAATCAGACGCTCCTCAGTTTAAAGGTAAAGACGAAAAGGAAAGAAGAGATATGGCCATTGCAGCTTACTTATCTGCAAAACGTGGCGGTAAACCTCAGAAAGAAAATGACGATCTAAGTTATGAAGGTCCTAAGAAAATACCTGCAAGCATCGTAAAGAAATTAAAGTCTTTAAACTTAAAGGTTGATCAAGACGACAATGATGACGACGATATGAAAAAAGAAGCTGTGCCTTATCGTAAAGGACATTCTTCTGGCGATGACGCTGGTGATGCACCAGGCAGAACAGTCTATAACTATAAGACTAAGAAAGTAGAATTTCAGCCTTATAAGAAAGCCAAGAAAGAAGAATATAAAGATGCTCCTTTCAAAGGATCTTATAAAAAGACAACTAAGCCAATGAGCTTTAAGCAAGCCCGAGCAACAGTAAAAAAATTAGCTAGAAAAGGAATGAAGTAATGAAAACATTTAAGGAATACGGATTACCTCCATCAGCTGCAAAAGGTGCAAAGGCTCATACTAAACCACTCCCAAAGAAAAAGTATGACTACACTAAAGATGCTGATGCATATCGTAAAGCGTCAAGAGGCGAAAATAAAGAAGAGATTGAAAGAAGAGCTGATTTTCAAATGACAAAGAAAACTATGCCAGATGGTTCAACAAAATTCGTAAAATCTCCCAAAGCTAAAATTGAAATAGGTAAAGGTAAAAATGAAAAAGTTGATTTTACATTACCTAAAGTTAAACCAGTAAAAACTAAAGTTGATCTGAAAAGACTGAAAAAAGTTATTAAGTTTTATGATAAGCCTTTAAAAGCAAAAGGGTATCCTGAGCAGGAATCTACACATGAAGCTAAGATAGATCAGCCAATTTACTATAAAGTAAGCATCGAAGGATTACCACCTTTATTCCTTCCAGGTAAAGAGGGATCAGGTAAAATTAAAACGATGATTCGCAAATTACTTAAGCGACCTGATATGGTTACAGATATGGAAAGACAATCAGGTGCTCAGGTACGTAAAGCTTTTCGTATAATGAGCCAGGGCCAAGACATTGAAGACGAAGTAAAAGAAGCTGTAGGTCCTGATGATGCAGACGATAAAGGCGAGTATGATTACGAAGGAGAGATGGCAAAGAATCAATTAACCACAATGATTGATGCTGCAACAGAATTAAAAGGAATGTTAGGTGATGATGATAATCTACCTGAATGGGTACAATCAAAAATCACCAAAGCAACGGACTATATCGACTCAGTCCGAGACTATTTAAAGTCTGAATCAGAGTCATAAACTATATAGGAGAAACTATAATGGATATTATTAAGAAAATAGGCGTCTGGGCTGGCGAGTTATCACATGCTGGCATGATGCTCATTGCATTAGGAATTGTTTTACAAGTTCTATTTGCTGGAGCACCTGTACCTTTCGTCGGTGATCTTCATGTAATAGACAATATTATGGCAATCCTTGGCGGCCTATCTAACGAAGGCCTTCTCGGATTAGTAGGTGCGTTCATCATATACCACTTACTAAATAAGTAACTTAGGAGAAAATTATGAATTACTTAAACATAGCAAAATCATGGGTAGAAGCTAGATTAGCTGAAAGAACCACATGGGACGGCGGTGCATTGATCGCAATAAGCGTTCTCGTACTTCTTGCAAAACCAATTGTAAACTTGGTTGCATGGTTGGGACTCGCTTGGGGCGTGTATACTCTAGTTAAAAAGGAGTTAGGCAAGTAAGATGCTACAAATCTTTGGTGTGCCAATATATCAGGCACGAATGCATTTACACTCACAGATAAAAGATAAATTTGAGAGTGAAGTTGATAAGGATTGGTTCAAACGATTATGGAAGAACTCAACCGGTAGCACGACGTTTAACACCGAAAATTTGAAGGGTAAAGATTTTATCCAATTGATCGAAGATTGTGTATGGACAAACTTTGATCACTACTTGGCACAAATACAAACGTTGCCATGGGTTCGTCAAAGAGGTGTTCATCGAGGTGAATACCAAATGCGAAACACTTGGATAAACAAATACTCACAAGGTGATACGCAGGAGATACACAACCACTTGAACGCAAGTTTTAGTTGGGTGTATTTCCTGCAACAACCGAAAGAATTTGGATCTAAGATGTATTTGTACAATAGTATATCTAGACAAGATGATAGAGAGTTGGGACTATCAAATAGATTTAAACCCCAACAAGAAGAAGGTGATTTAGTTATCTTTCCAGGATACCTAAATCACTTTATAACACCCAACGAGAGTAATGAAATAAGATATACTGTCGCTGGTAATTTAAAATTTATAGGCGGATTGAAATTATCGCCAAGGGAGAAGTGGAGTGACGACCTCATTTAAGAAATTTGCAGAAGAGTTATGCTGTGGTGGCGATTGTGGTCATCCAGAACCAAATAACAATTCATTGATCGAAGGCAACGTCTTTCGTGTTGGCTCTGAAAAATACTATGAGTATTTTAGAAATATAAGAGAGCAATATAAAAATGGAGAGCTTACGATTGAGAGTAAGTTTGACATAGAGATGTTAGAAGGTAGCATTGGAGAGTTTGCAAAATATGAAGGTAAGAACGTACCCTTAGATTGTCCAATGGAAGAAAAACAAGATATGCCATTGAACCAACCAAAAAGAGGTGGTCCAAAGAAATTTTATGTCTATGTGCGTGATCCAAGTTCAGGTAACGTAAAGAAAGTTACATGGGGTGACACTACAGGACTAAAAGCAAAGATTAATAATCCTGCGGCTAGGAAATCATTTGCAGCTCGTCATAATTGCGATCAAGCAAATGATAAAACAAAAGCATCATATTGGGCATGTAGATTACCAAGATATGCTAAGCAATTAGGTATGTCAGGCGGTGGTTCGTTTTTTTGGTAATGAAAAGCTTTAGACAGCACTTACAGGAGGCACCAGGTATGGGATTAACTGTATTTGATATTGATGACACTTTGTTTAATACTAAAGCAAAGATTAAAGTCGTTAAAGATGGTAAGGTCGTAAAGACTTTAACCAACAGAGAATTTAATAGTCATAAGTTACAACAAGGTGAGACTTATGATTTTGGACAATTTAGAGATGCAGATCTTTTTGCAAAGACTTCTACTCCTATCGGTAGAATGATTGCAAAGGCAAAGGCAATAATAAAAAATGCCACCGCCAGGGGTTCAAAAGTTATTGTATCCACGGCAAGATCAGACATGGACAATAAAGATATATTCCTTAAAGCTTTAGAAGCTCATGGAATACAATCAGATAGTATATACGTTGAGAGAGCAGGTAATTTTAATCTTGGTAGCTCAGCGAAAAATAAGAAAGTAGTTTTTAGAAAGTATCTTCGTAGTGGAGCGTACAACAGAATAAGATTTTTTGATGATGATATGAACAACATAAGAAGTTTCTTATCATTAGCAAAAGAATATCCAAATATTGAATTTAACGCATATCATGTAGGAAAAAATGGAAGTACTAAGACCATACGAAGATAAAAATAATATAAGGACATTCAGTAAGGATGTCAACAAAGAAGAACTAATTTGGCATCGTGATAAACAATGGAGATATATCACGATACTAGAAGGTGAAAACTGGCAATTACAAATAGATAATGAATTGCCAAAAGTTTTGGAAATGGGAAGAACGTACCTAATCCCAAGAATGGTCTATCACAGGGTCATTAAGGGAGAGGGAGATTTAAAAATACTAATAGAGAGAGTGAAGATATGGCAGAGTCGAAAACGCAAGTCGCGAGGCTCGACAGGATCGAAGAAAAGATCGACAAGTTAACTGATGCAATGGTATCAATTGCCAGAGCAGAAGAGAAGATCGTGTCTTTAGAAAAAAGATTCGACACCATTGAACGTGAACGAGCTGACTTATACGATAAGCTTGAGGTCTATCATCAGAAGATGGATAATCTTGAAGTCATCGTAACCAAGAATGGAAATACTATAAATATTATAAATAATCTATTCTGGGTAATACTGGTTGCAGTCATTGGTGCACTGTCAACTCACTTATTCGGAATTTAACAGGAGCAAA